ATAGGATGTAATGCTTGTTATAGAGATTTTACACCTGATGTGATTTGTGCTACTGATGCAGGGATAATGAGTGATATTATTGAATCTGGATATAATGGAAAGTGTTATTTTACACATAATTCATGGAATCTGTTACCCGCAAGTGCATATGATAGTTTAGCAAATGGAACAGAACATGTAACATATCGAAGATTTGATTGTGAATATTTTGTGTATATTTCAGGACTTGATGGTGAAGTAACAAAAACTCAAAATTATATTATCTGGGTTCCTAAAGGAATGGAACATAAAATTAAAAACTTGAACTCTTTTCATGGATGGTCTACTGGAACTTCAGCGGTGTATGTTGCCTGTAGAGATTTTACTTGTAATGATTATGAAAAAGTTTACTTATTGGGATTTGATCATCATAACAATTATTATGATAACATCTATACTGACACAGAACATTATTTCAGTAAAGATAGTAAAAGAGTAGATGGTTGGAAAGCCGAATATAATAACTGGGATAAACAAATTTTTAAAGTTATTGAAGAACATCCTGCGATACAATTTATTTGGGTAAATTATTGTGGAGATGATTTTCCAAAACTACCAAATTTATTTTCAAAAGATGCAAAGGATATATGGCAAGCCTAACAGAACAACCTAGAAATATTAATCCTTTAGCGGATGTACAATTTAAATTTGATGTTAGTGCCTTACCAAATACTTCTTTTTTCATTCAGACTGTTAATTTACCAGGCGTAACATTAGAAGCGGCTGTAATCGCTACACCTCAACTTCAAAATTTTTCTCGTCATACTGGTATTATAACTTATGAAACACTTAATGTAACTTTTATGATTGATGAGTATTTGAAAAATTGGCAAGAAATATATGAATGGATAATCGGTGAAGAAAATAAATATACATCTGCAGTATTAACTCTTGTAAGTAGTGCTATGAATCCTACGATGGAAATACATTTCAAAGATATTTTCCCTACCTCATTATCCGAAATTGCATTTGATAGTACTACTACAGATCCAGTATATCAAACCGCAACAGTTAGTTTTAACTATACAGAATATATTATTAAGAATCTATTGAACAATTAAAAAATGAAACGTGATTTTGTAGAATTGTTATGGTTATTCAATTCCCCTAGAGAAACAAGAGATATTATACGATTAGACTTGCACGAAGCAGGATTATTGTATAAATATGCTTCTCAACAATGGAAAATAATGCCCAAGACAAGAGAGGGTAATATTATATTAGAGATTGGTCGATATTGGGCAGGAACACTAATGTTACTTGCAATGGCGACCCATGACTCTAAAGTAAAAATTATTTCTGTTGATGTAGTTGATGGATGCCATGATCAAGATGTAGATGAATGGTTAAACAATTACGAAGAAAAAGGACGTATAGATATTAAGATAGATAATTCTCACGCAATGGAAAATGTACCATTGTCTATGTTGTTTGTTGATGGTGATCATTCATATGAAGGAGTTAAGAAAGACTTTATTCATCATTGGAATTATTTGACTGGTCCTTGTTTAGCTCATGATTATACTGATTCAACTTGTGAAGGCGTAACTCGATTTATAGATGAATGGATCGAAGAAGGTTATGCAGAAATAATTGAACAAGCTGGTACAATGATTGCCCTTAAAAAATTGAAAGATTATGAAATTTGAAGAAATACAATATCAATGGACACTCGATTGTGTAATGGATGAAACTGAACTATCTCATGAGTCTATAAAGATACCTCAATTACATAACAAATATTTAATATTTTATTCCAACGAAAAATTAAAATTCAAGGAAATGAAATATCTATTCGCTGGTCTTATTAGAAGAAAACGAGATTATTATAGTGGAAGAATGACTGCGAAAGAATTAGAAGCCGCTGATTGGGAGCCATTTCAATTAAAATTACTCAAAGCAGATGTACAAGAATATATAGATGCTGATGATAATGTAATAGAATCTAAGAAATTACTTGCACTACAAGAAGAAAAGGTTAACTATCTTGAATCTATAGTGAAAAGTTTAACAACTAGAGGATACTTGATAAAAAATGCAATCGATTGGAAACGATTCACAGAAGGTCATTGAGACTATTGAGATTACGAAGAAAGATGAAGTATATCTTAAAATAAACTGTGAAGACGGCGTAGCACAAGAAATTTGTGATTATTTTACATTTCAAGTTCCAGGTTTTAGATTCATGCCCGCTTATCGTATGAAGATATGGGACGGTAATATAAGATTATTTAATATCCACAATAGGTTGTTATATAGTGGATTACTTGAATACGTGTTTATATTTGCTGAAAAAAGAAATTATCAAGTAATTCCTGATGGTGATTGGTGGAAACCACGTAAGATAGAAAAGAATGAAACTTTCCTTTCCGATTTAAATTTACCATTTGAACCTAGAGATTATCAACTTGAAGGATTTCATCATGCCTTATCATACAAAAAATGTTTGTTAGTATCTCCTACTGCAAGTGGAAAATCTCTAATTATCTATTTACTTGTACGAGCATTGAATGTTAAGACTTTAATAATTGTTCCTACCACATCATTAGTTTCTCAATTATTTGCAGATTTTCAACAATATGGATGGGATTCCGTAAAATATTGTCACCAAGTCTATGCCGGACAAGATAAAGTTTCAGATAAACAAGTGGTTATCTCTACATGGCAATCGATTTACAAACTCCAGAAAAAACTTTTTGAACCATATAAGTTAGTGATTGGTGATGAGGCACACGGGTTTAAATCAAAGTCTCTCACATCTATTATGACTAAATGTGTAAACGCAGAATATCGAATAGGAACTACAGGAACATTAGATGGAACTCAAACTCACAAATTAGTTCTAGAGGGTTTATTTGGTAAGGTTTATAAAGTTACAACAACTAAAAAATTAATTGATAAAAAACAATTAGCTTCATTTCGTGTAGAAATTATAGTATTAAGGTATCCTGATGTAGTATGTGAACAATTTATAAAAATTAAGTATGCAGATGAATTAGAATTTATAGTAGGACATGAGAAAAGAAATAAATATATACGAAACTTAGTATTATCACTTGATGGTAATACTTTACTTCTCTTTAGATTAGTAAAAAAACATGGACGTATTTTATACGATATGATAAAGGAGGAAGCAGATGTCAATAGGAAAACTTTTTTTGTACATGGTGGGACAGAAACCGATACAAGAGAACAAATACGAGCAATCGCAGAAACAGAACGAGACGCAATCATCGTGGCTAGTTATGGGGTATTTAGTACCGGCATCAACATTCGGAATCTTCATAACATTATTTTCTCTTCTCCTTCTAAGAGTCGTATTAGAAATCTTCAGTCGATAGGTAGAGGTTTGAGAATATCAGATAATAATGCTGAAACAGTACTATATGATATTGCAGATGATCTAAGATGGAAAAACAGAAAGAATTATGCATATCGACATCATGAGGCACGAATGAAAATATATGATGATGAACGATTTCCTTATAAAATCTATAACATTTCGCTTAAGGCATGAATGGCAGTAGAACTAGATAACGAAAACTTGAAGGTTATAAGATTAGATAATGGTGAAATACTCTTTTCTAAAGTATTAGTAACTGATAAAAGTAAGACTAATGGTTATTTGGAACTACATTGGCCGATGAAAGTTTTAATGAAATTTGATGAGAAAGAAAAAAGTACTCAATTGGCACTACTGAAGTGGTTACCTTTTACAGACACTACGCATGTACCTTTAGCTGCAAGATGTGTTATGTCAGTTTCAGATTTGGGAGAAGAGTATCAAGATTTTTATTTAAATTCTGTACAAGAAGACAGTATACAAACTCAAAGTCAAGAACTAAATAAAATGTCAAAACTTTTGGCAGAGTTTGAACCAAGTGGATTTATGAATTAACCTAATGGTTGACAATTAGAATTTTTATGATATAATAGATATTATGATTAAACAAAAAACAATTAATAGATATTATGGCTAAACGAAAAACTAAAGTAAATAAAATTCATTATGTCGATAATGCCAAATTTTTAGAGGCAATGATCGAATATAAAAAAGAATATATTAAAGCGAAGGAAGAAAATGCAGACCTCCCAATGATTTCAGAATATCTAGGATCTGTATTTTTAAAGATAGCACAAAGATTATCTTTTAGACCTAACTTTATAAATTATGCATTTAAAAATGATATGATATCTGATGGAATAGAAAATTGTCTACATTATATTCACAATTTTAATCCGGAGAGATCAAACAACCCCTTTGCTTATTTTACTCAAATAATTTTTTATGCCTTTATTCGAAGAATTCAAAAAGAGAAGAAGCAATTATATATAAAATATAAAAGCATGCAAAATTATGAAATTGCACCTGAATATATGGATTATAAAAATTCTACTAATAATTCTGTTTCTCTTAGTGATTATGGAAATTCTGATTTTAAAGTAATGGTTGATGATTTTGTAGACACGTTTGAAAAGAGTAAAAAGAAAAAGGCCGTCAAGAAAACAGAATCTAATTTAGAACTGTTTATGAGAGCTATAGCATGAAGATTGCTCTTATAACCGATACTCATTGGGGTGCAAGGGGTGACAGTCTTACCTTCATGAATTATTTTCGAAAATTTTATGATAATGTGTTTTTCCCTTATCTAGAAGAACACAACATAAAAACACTTATCCATTTAGGT